AGACAAGACATATGCATAGTCAACATAGTAGTCTCTACCTTGTATAACTCTCTCTGATGCAGATAGAATACTGTCTGAGGTAGTCCAACGACCAGGGAATGTAACGTAACTTGGTTCAACCTGTGCATTTGCGGTTGCAGTTCCATCACCTTTTTGTGTCAGGTCAATTGTTGGAGGTGATTGATAACCTGAACCAGCATTCGTAACTCTGATTTTTAGAATTGCACCAGGGTCTTGGTCAGCAGTCGAGAATAGATTTTCTCCGCTACCCATCAATGCAGTTACTGCCAAGTTTGCATTTGCACCTACAACAGAAGAAACATTGATTGTTGGTAATCTCAATTCTTCGTAGTTTACACCACCTACAGGCAATGCACCATACAGGCCAATTTTCTTACCGCCACCGGTTGTTGTATAGTTGAAATTTACATTGACATTGAGTGATGTATTAGAAGTGATTGTATTGATATATCGTGATTCATTATTAATTATGATTCGATCACCAACACGCAACTCATCTAAGAAATAGGTATTTACACCTAAGACGGTTACATTCGTATTTCCATAAGTGTTTGCAATACCTGTGATGCGAGGTGGTTGTAACTCTACACTAGTAATTGCACCAGTAGAAGAAACATTCTTAACAGCTGCGGCCGCACCAAATCCAAAATTCATATTACCTGGATTGATAAACAGAAGTTCATCACCTATTCTATAACCATCACCGCCATCATATATGGTTATTCTTCCTAGTGAACGAGTTGATAGAACATGTTGTTCTTCTGCTGCGCCGTTAACAAATGGTGCTGAGTCAGCATCAACAGTTGGCACGGTAGAAAAAATTGCATTAGCAAACAAAACTGATACATTGGTAATTGGGCCAATACTTACCACGTTTGAGAAAGCCAATGCATCTATGATTCGTGACTGCACATTTTCTGATATAGAAGTGTTAGGAAATCCATAGTCAGCTGCATCAATAGTTATTGATTCATAGTTAGCAATTCTTGTCGTATCAACAACAAATGTATTTGCAGTATTTGCACCAGAAACATCAACGCCGTCAATTGCAAGAACCAATGATGCATTTGCTGTTGCACCAACAACATTGACATTTGAGCCAACTTTAAATCCTGCACCGCCGGCAAGAACACGCACTTGGTTAATAAAACCAGAGAATACTTCTGAAATAATTGCTTCACCAAGTTCTGTTGCACCACCGCCGGTGATTGTAACCGGATCACCTACATTATAACTTGCACCGCCGTCTGTAATAGTAATTGTTGATAATGTAGATAGACCTAAGACTTGTATAGTTATCAATTCATTATTATCACCAATAATGTTCAATACACCGTTTTCGCCGTTACTGAAAGTACCAACAAGTGTCTTATCATTTACATATAATTCAAACGCTGATTTTTCATTAATAGTTTTTTGTGCAACTCTCTCAACGATAGCATATGCGCCTGATGTAGATCCGGTTAATTTTCTATTCTCTAATGATGCATAGTTAAAATTGTTGTATAGAATTTTAACTTGAGAATTTGCAGAGGGCGCTGTATCAAATAGAACTTTCTTTGATTCACGGCGAACTTTATAACCTGTTGTTTGCAGAGTGTTATTAACATAAACTGAAATATCATCTAAACCTGCAATCTGAGCCATTTGAAAAACTGTGTTACCTGATGCAGTAGCACTAGAAGATGTGTTGCCGTTTGCAGTATAGGTACTGTAAACGCCTTGTGAAATACGGAATGCTTTTTCAATCAACCACTTTCCGTCAGAAGTACGGAGAACATTACTCTTTGGTTGAATGACTTCAACTTCTTCATCGAACAAAATTCTGAACAGTAATTTGAAAGATTTTTCGTTTCCTTTTGCCAGATACAAAGGCAAAAGTTTCTTAATCATTAGTGCCTTATCTACACTAATATCTTTTGGCAATAACGAAGCAAAGGTGTTAAGGAATTGATCCTCAAATTGGTCTATAGAATAATCTACGTCTGATAGGTAACGTAGGTCTTTAGACTTTACTATTAAATCGTTTTTCTTGCCAGTCTGTTTGTTTTCTAGAAACTCATAGTAAGCTTCAAGAAAGGTGACAAACTTAGGGTATTCGTCACGAACAAATTCTGGTACCTGACGATTAATCAGTAACGATGTTTTTTTGTCAGACATTATCAGCTGCTATACTGTGTCAATGTTGTAACGATTGAAACTGGATCATCTTGGTCGATTGTCAAAATGGTATTTCTGATTGACTGTATGATGCCTTTTTCTGCCTCGATAGTCAATTGAACTAAATTGTCTGAAGAACTTACAGACAAGAATCGTATGTCGTTGATGTTTACAATACCATTATCATATTCAATAGTACCTGCATTAGCATTAATAATTTGTCTCTGTGCAAGTGAATCGTAATAGATTGTTCTTAGAACACCAACTTTTGCATCAACAACAACAAGAGCTTCTGCACCGTAACCGTTACCGCCGGTGATACTCACGGTTGCTTGTGTATATTCGATGCCTCGATTTGTAACAAGAATTTTTTGAATTCTTCCGTTAACAATCACCGCTTCAGCTGTTGCATTTGATCCGTCACCAGAGATAGTAACTGTTGGTGCAGTTGTATAACCAACACCAGGGTTTGTTACTAGAATCTCTGAAATGCCTGTATATGATTGTGGCGCTTCATCAAACTGTGCTGTTCTACGAACACCTGATGTATCAAAAACATCAAATTCTGTTGACTTCAGTTTGTTGGTAATTGTTCCGCGATGAATAGGTACATTAAACTTAACTGTGTAACTGGCTGAGTTGCCGATGTTTGGTTCAAAACGGCGTTGAACACGAACAGTTGCTTCCGAACCGATGAATGAATTTACATCGGTATTATCAACAGCTTCTTGAAGTTTAGATAGAACAAAACTTGCACCAAACCTGTTTAGATTGGTGTCACGGTAACTCAAAATAGAATTGCGAATGTTTGTTTTGATTGCATCTTCTTTTAGCGTGGTCTTTTTAGGATCATACTGAACAGATGTTTCAACAATCAAATACAAATACTCTGGATCACGAATCTCTGACTGAACGGCTACAATAGATTTTGGATTAATAATATCAGTTATGATTCTTTGTTTTTCTGTCTCTGAAATGAAATAGTTAGTCTTTGGTTTCAGAGAGATATAAACTTTGCCATATACTGGCGGTACATCAGTCTCACCACCCCAAACAGATAAAGAATCAATGCTTGGATACTTTGAACGGATGTATGTTTCATAATCTTTAAATGTTACTAGACGATTCTGTGTTGCATACTGAGCTGCAGCAGAATACTTTACTGAATCTACTGGTTCACGAATTGCACCACCAGCAGCAATATCATTAACTACAACATCAACGATACTATAAATTCCAATAGGACCGTCAGGTACAAAACCATTGGCTTTGTTTGCAGTAGTGCCGTTAGTAATCAAGTAACTAACTGAAACTGTTGAACCATCAACAAGTTGTTTAGCAATAACACCATCACCAAAGTAAATCTCATAGTTGCCGTTTCTGGCTTCTTGTATGAAATAAGCATTTGTTGTTGGGTCTACATCTAATACATCACTAACATGGTTGTATACTTGAGTTGCGGTGTTACCAACATTATCTGTCACAGTAACATACAGAGTATTGGTGTCGATGTTGTTATCGGGTAACTGAAATATAGATTTTGGATTTGAGTTACGAGTAAACGAGAAGTTATAGTTAACCAGTCTACCTTCATACAGACTTACATTTTCAAATACAAACTGAGTGCCAGATTTTGTTACTGTATAATCTTGCAGAGTAGTAAAATTGTATGACATATTATCAATCAAGTTTGATGAAAATGTCTGACCTCTAGAAAGAGTTAGAGTTCCCGGTGTTGTATCGTTTGTTTCAACTGTGATTGTAGTGATTGCTCTTGGTGCAGAATATGAATACGGAATGTAATTTAATGTCTTTGCATGAGACACAACAGAATCACGCAACATTGCGGTGTCAAGGAAAGCCTCATTTGCCACCATATTCAGATAATAGGCATTGTAATGGGTGTTGTATGCGAGAATATCTAATAGAACACCAAGACTTGAACCTTCAAAATCGTAGTCGGTAAACTCTGACTGTTGTTGTAGGTAAGACTTTAGATTGTTCTTGATTTGGTCAAAATCAAGGTCTGTAATTTGTAAACGAGCGTTAGCCATCTATCGAATCCGTTCAAGGAAGAAATTAATTGTGACGGGCGAAGTTTGATTCACAATATAAAATTCCATATAAACTTTGAACCCATTGTTATCGAAATCTGCATTAACCTTAAGATTTATGATGCTAACCCTAGGTTCATAGTTCTCAATCATTCTTTGTATTTCATTTCGAATGGTTGTTGCAGTAACAACATCAAGATTTTCAAACAACAACCTACGGACATTAGAACCAATCTCTGGTCGGAATGGTTTCTCATAGTGGTTTGTCAGTATCAAATTCTTCACAGAATTGATAACCGACATTGCACCGATGTTTCGGTTAATGTCTTTTTTGACCGGATGAATGTTAAAATTCAGATCCAGGTCTTTAAATTCTCTAACTATGTCTGTGGTTACGGTTGCCATGCTTTATTTATGAGTTAATTCTAGAGAGTAACTTGTCGGTGCCAATATAATTATTGGCCAGATTGTGTTCAACCTCTCCAAGGTTAGAAAATTCTTGTGTTTTTCCGTAGTCTGCAATAACGGCCAGTGAATTTCTAAAGAAATTTATGTCGTGGTTTCTTCTGGTTTCTATCAAAGTGTTTGCATTAATCAAATGTGTAGAAATGGTATTTGCTTGAGCTGGAGTCAAATTGCAAATACCTGATGAAGCTGCAATATTAACTGTTACATTGTCAGCCGCAAGTATAACATTATTAGCCGCCAATTCATCAGGAATGAAAAAACTGGTGAAGTGACCCAACATTGGTGAAGCATTCATTATGCCATCAGATTCGTGAGTGATATAAGTCAATAGTTTACCAATACCTATTGCAGTTTTTTTGTATGGAAACTGAGAGGTCATAGAACCACCTTGTGTCATATCCGCAACACCTGAAATATTATCAGTATGTCTCTTAAACAAATTCAATGAAATCATCAAACTACTTGTATTAGATAAGATAGTGTTTGCAGCGGCATAACTTATCCAAGTGTTTGCAGGGTCATTGTTTGCAATATTATACATCGTATTGCAATGAATAAACAATGCAGAATATAAATCTGCCATAGGATTTTTTACATATCCACTGGTGTTACTATCTGCAATATCTTTTTTCTGCCAATCCTTCATCAAATCAGGTGTCGAATTTAGATGA